AGAAGGTTGTTCTGACTGTGCGTATTTGACTACACGTTTCGTCTTTTGGGACATTTTGTCCCGGACTTCTCCACCTTCTACATGTTGTAGAGGCGTTCCTTTTTTTATCTCCTTAAAGTGTTTACTACAAAATTCAAATTCGGTACTTACACCACAGTCTGCTACATTACAGACGTTTGATTCCTTATTTTTCCTGGTTTTCATCGAATTTGGTAGAGCCTTATCATTGTTGGCTCTTTTCGACCTTTGATCTTTCTTCCGAGCTATTTCATCGAAATTACCGTTATATGCGGCTTGTAATAGATCATCAGTTCGTTTTAGTTGTGCAGTAATATCTTTTAGATCATTCACATATTGGTCTACATATGTGAAATCACCGTCAGCAATATCAGAATTCATTGACGCTCGAAGATCTCTGATTTGGTTACGAAAATCATCTCGTTTGGCAACCAAATCTTTATCTAAAATTGCAGCCCTATCAGCATTAGCGGCAGCAATTCTTTGTCCTTTCGTTCGGGTATCTTTTCCCTCTTTCTCTTTCTTTGCAGTTTCACCTTCCCACATCCACTTAAAGATGGTTACAACTATAAAGTAAGATCCAAGAACTACTAAACCTAATCCAGCAAACTTCTTCCAATGAGCCTTTAAGGTACTCGATATGGATGAGGTTACAGTGGTTAAATCAGCATCATCCTCGGATGAAGAGTAAAGATTTCGAGCAGACACTTCGTCTGTAGCAAGAATGGAAACTTCATTCCCCTCTTCTGCAAAAGCATATAGGTTTATAAAGCGCTCCTCAACAATTTCTAATTTGGCTCGGATATGTGAAGTAAACCGACTAGTAAGATAACAAGAGTCAGTTAATTCACACATGTTTTCATGTTTTCCAACTTTATAGGGGCAGGTTTTCTGAAAGCGTCCTTTATTTTCATAAAAGGCTTTAGAACACATGAATCGTCCAGCAGCAAAAAATTGATCATTGATAGGAATGATGTCTTCCATCTGTAAAATGTCTGATAACAACAACTGTCCATTTTGGGTCTTAAAATTCGGTATGGGACCGTATTGCGTTTGTACAAAATCCATAGATGCATATTCTTCACGAATAACCTCCATATACATAGTGTTTATGGCGTTAAGAGGTGCAGAAGCTACCGATGGATTTGGACAACGTATAACATTCGCCTTTACAGAATTTGTTGGTCCATAGAACAGGGATTTAGTTGCGATTTTATCAGCATAAAAATTGTTGTTTTTTCTAACAGTAGCGTTGGCCAATTTTCGTAGAGAGTCAGATTGTTTTGACTTCTGAACAACAGAAATACGTTGTGCAGACTCAGCTCTTGGGGTCTTGAAAAATGACTTTCCAGTAGTAGTTAGGTTTTTAAGTGCGTTTATAAATGCTGAACTTTGAATTATTACAAGTCCAACAGCACCCAAACCACCCACTACGGTGGCTACTTGTTTCAGGTATCCCGGAAGCATCTCCATTGGGCCTTTTTCCTGAAACTGTCGCTTTCTTGATCTAACATAATGTATAGTAAATGGTACGACGACAATTAGAGAACTAACAGATATTGAAGTTAAAATAAAAAATATGGCAGATTTCCATTCATATGATTCTATATCAACTCCAATCAAAGTAAAGATTGTGTTTCTAAATAGCAACCAACCTTTGACAAATGCGGTTCCGTAGAACCACGTAAAAGTTATCTTAAACCTTCTCCACACAGTAGAAAAGATATAAGAATTCATATCATAATTGAATAGGTATACAAACCTAGTCATAGCTACCCAACACAGGCCAAAGCCTGCATAAACAAGTGGTACAGCCGGTATAAAAACCGATGTACACGAAACAGCAAAATACACAAAAGCAACCAAAACAGACGAAAATGATACATCGGGTTTGTCTATAGGGGGTGGACACCAACAAAAGGGTGTGTTTTGTATTTCATAAGCTGCTTCATCCACAGAATACCGTCCTAAATCAAGTCGATGCATCTCAGACACAAGATAATTTTCAAGTGCGTCTGCGCAATGCTTACAAGTTATACGTTCGTATAGGATTGGTATTTTGTGGAAAGCCCTTAATTGCGTTAGCAAATGGGGGTAAAATGGTTGAACAGGGGGTGCAAGATCCCTCTTGTTAATCCCAACTAAGTCTTCAGGTCTCAAGGCCACGCCTGACTGAAATCTATGGTAAATATCGTCTACACACGCATCAAATTTAAATTGAGGAATTAGACTCGGATGAACGTAAGCGGTCACAACATGGGTAAAAGTTGTACGCTCGGTAATGTATTTGGCGGCCCAATTTCCTATTACAGGATCATTTGGGACACCGTTCATTGAGTCTACAGTTACAATTAGTGTATTATAAGCTGCTATGTAGGCGGTATGTGCTTTCCTAATAGGCACAGACTGTTGGGGGGGTAATGTGGAAATACCTACAATTCCAAAAAAAATTAAAAGATGCAGGGGTGTAATCACCAAGTTCATCTGGGGGCTGTTGATCATCGTCAAAAGGTGATGATTTCACAAATTCATCAATTGAGGATTTTATTGTACCAGTAACTTCGCCATGTGCTTCTATAACATCGACCGCATCGGGAAACAATGGGTCTAATAATGATATAAAATCTTCATTTTCAGGTTCATCTGAGGGCAAATCATT